TCATTTACTACAGTAGCCATTTGTTTCCTTTCATACCTGAATAATCGGTATACTAATTATAACACAGCAGGTCTTATTTTGTACGTAGATCCTCGTAACCAAGGCCTGCTCCAACTCCAAAACCTGCTTGCTGGGCTTTGATTCCCTGGAAAGAAACGATGTCGTTTGCGTCAGAGGCCTGCCCGCCACTAAACACTCTGGCCTTCATTTCTTCCCAAGCATTGCTTTCTGCTTTTCCAGACTGTTTGTCCAAGTCTACCCCCTGGATGGCCGCAAGAAACTTTTTTTCTTGATAATCTAAATCTCTTTTGGATGACAGAGTTGCTAGTAGCTCTGGCATTGATAGGGACGTTTCAAGCTCTTCGTAGTCTTTCCATATACCCAGCAAAAACACCTCTGCCTCTAGTTCTGCAAGATCTAGAGTGTCCCATGTGCCCTTGCTTTCTGATGCCTGCTTCTTCACTGGCTCTTCGGAGGCTTCATTTACCTTAATTCCAGCAGCAATATCTAAGGCTTTATAAACGTTCTTAAGGTCTATACTATCTTCTAGCTGTTCAATGGTTTGAATTTCTGGAAACTGTGATTTAAGAACCACAAGCGCACAATAAGAAAGAATAGCGATAGAGTCATCATCAGACTTCGCGTGCTTGATGAGATCAAAGTAGTCCATAAACTCTCTAAGATATTTAATCTTTAATGGAGTAAGGTAAACTTCTCTATCATCTATTAGTGTTATGTAGCCAGACTCATATACTTTTGTTGCCATAGTATAAGTGTACCAAAAATAATAATGCCCAGGCCAAAAAGCCTGGGCACTACTATTGTCTTAATTATATTAGGACTGAGCACCGGCTGGGATGGTACGATCAACGATCTTACCATAAGAACCAACAGTGTCATTGGGGAGCAGACGGAACGAAACTTCGAACATCGTAGCTTCGTCGCGCTTAGCTGATACTGTAACATTCTCAATTGAGAGAGCACGGTATGCAACGTAAATACGCTCCAGCTCACTACCCCGAGCACAGTCTCCTGTGCCTGGACCAACTGCAACCAGACCACGCTCAACTGGACATTCACCGATTACACCGGATGAAATGTTCAGTTCTAGGTCATAGCTATTACCTGCGCCACGTGCGACGAGATCTGTGCTGGGTGCGGCAATCGCAAACAACAAGTTCTCAAGTGTGGCTTCGGCAAAGGCAGTATTTAGGTTTACTTGCATGCCCTGCTTGTAGAGCTTTGCAACGTCGAGAAGTTGGTCAACCTGAACTTCACCAAAATCGGGCTGGAAAGCAATTTCCAAACCATTCATGGTGTACCCAACATTACGGAAATCCGCATCGTCTGACAAAGTGTCTTTAAAAGACTCATCGTCGACATATGTTGGTAGATCAGCGTCGGACAACACTCCCGCTTCGTAAGTAAACAGAGCGGCAGCGCCAACAATAATGTTGGCGTTAGTACCACGTGAATATGCCATATTTTTTCACCTCTTCTTTTCTGTAGAAATTAGTAGGCGCGTTTCCTCGCTATAAGTATAACACCCCTTTTAGAAGATTTAATATTTGCGTTCTGGGTCTACTCTTCTAGGAGATGACTTGTGCCAGTCGTATTCAATAATCATTTTATTACCAGCATAAGTCCTTGCAGTACCAAAATCAATAATATCTCTGGACTCTTCTAGCTGATAAAGTTTTGTTTCATGAAAGTATGGCAAGAAAAAGTCTTTATCAAAGAATCTAACAGTGGAGTGTGCTATTCCAACTTTACCTGCGGCACTAACAGCTGAATCTAAGGAGTCTACTCCAGACTTAGTATAAGAGAATTGTCTTGTTGTAGAGTTAATACTTGATATCTCAAAGGTACCGTCCATTGTTCCAAGGACATCTGACACGACCACGACATCTCCAACATTAAATCCGTGACTGCCGCTAGTAGTCAGGGTTACAATATTGGAAGATCTTTCTTTTCTTGTTACAGAAATAGTTTCTCTAGCTATCGACGTACCAGCAGAAGATATAGCCTTGCCAGCAATCCAAGCATTAAGGTCTGACGCAGATTCATCTCCATTATCCAAAAGATCTTGTACAAGCTGTACCGTCTCAATTAGCGCATCAATGCCCCCACTTGTCTTATAAAAATAATAAAGAACCTGCTCTGCTCTGATATGTGGAAAGGCTTTTCTACGCATTCTAAACATTCTGTCATATACCGCAAATGGTTCGTCGGCTGACTCTGGAAACTCTTCAGTAAAAGTATCAATAGTCGTAGGCTGTGTGGGGAAAAACTTCATAAGGTCAGAAGCAAAATAGTTTGATAAAGATGCGGGTATCTTTTCTGCTAAGTAGTTATTAATAAATACTGGTGGGTAATCTATAGCCATTACCTAGCCTCCCTTGCCGCTATCCATCGATAGCCAACATCATACCCGACTGACCTACCACCGGCTTTGGCTCTTGGTAAATTTTGTTTAAACTGAATAGGGTTACGAAGAATATCTGCAATCCCACTGGTTTTAAGAAAAGACTGTTTCCAGTAAGAATTAAAGAACGAATCGACTATCCTTTGGAACCCACCGTTAGCTTCGCTACCACCGGGATTACTTACATCTATGGGAAGCTTGGTGAATACCTGCTCCCCACCATCATTAAAGGAAAGGACACTTGAGACCTTTGCCTTAATCCTAACAGGAATGCCTTCTTCTATAATACGTGCTTTATCGTAAAATGGTGTAGTAGAACCATTCTTTACAGAAACTGACTGCCTGAAAGTTGATCTAAGCGTTAGGCCTCCGCCAGATGTCGTGTATTCTATATCAAAAAGTCTGGATGCTGCATTACCGGACTGTTGCCACTCGTAGACGTGATGGAGAACAGCCTGGTTGGTCCTAGCATTAGAATCAATAAAGCTCTCCAGTATTTCTTTAGTCTTTGCACCAATAGTCTCTAGAAGCTGCTTCTTACCTGCCTGGGCTCCATCCATAAAGCCATTTGCATATTGGACTATAGAGTCCATCTCTTTCATAAAATCTGTTGTCTTAAACTTTACTTTAATCATACTTCAGTACCTTGGTTTTCTGATCTACGCAAGATTATGCGGTAATATTGCACAGTACCAAAAGGACCTACATGAGGGGTAACAGTGGCGATCTCAAAAATAGTTGACTGTCCTTTACGAGTACCAGATGTTTCTAAATAAATTTCATTACAGTGTTTGTCTTTAATGTTAGAAAGAATAACGTTAGTCATTGAAGAAAACTTGTCGTCAGTTGTTATCCTTGGATCTGTTTTAATTCTTCCAATCAAAAGCGACTCCATAGAGATATCCACGTTTGGAGTTAGCCCTTCTTTAAACTTTGATCCTGCTGGTGCTAAGCTACAATAGACAGTAGTATCACGTGACCACTTTTTGATAGCACTCCCATATGCAGACTGACTTACTTCTGGATAAAAGATATCTGCTTGCAGGGGGTAGAATGGATCGTTGGAACCACATGCCATTATAGTACTCCAAGAGTAGTGATAGACTTTGCATACTTAGAAAGTATCTTGTCTACAATAATGTTTCCTGTCCCCTCGAAAACCATCTTATCAAAAGTTAATTTAAACTGATCTGTGTTATATGAAGAAATGTATCGTTCATAGTATTCTAGCTTGCCGCAGGAAATATCTTCTGTGAGTAGTTCTGCTGCTCTAACAATATCTGAGGGTATGTTTGGATATCCAACCTCTAGAACAAGCTTATAATCAAATGTTCTTGGGAATCCATTATATGTATACTTTATGTCAACGATATCAGAACCACTGGCTGGAATGACTAGCTGTGCACCCTCTAGTCTATTAACAAGGTCTGTAGTACTTTGAATAATTGAAGTATTATCATCACTGATAGTAAAGGCATAGGGATAAAGTTCTGGAGCTGCCGCGTCATATATCAGAACGTTATTCTCAGAAATCTTCAACAGACGCTTTGCATCTACCCATAATGGAATATAGTCTGAACCCAAACCAGTTGTTTCAATTACTTTTTTCTTAAAGTAGAACCCATCAGAAATAACTGAATCGATAATAGCTCTTGCTAGCTCTTCGCTTTTAGCATAGGTGGCAACGTCAGTTGCCGTAGCTCCCTTGGTTGTAGGGTCAACGTATGGCCTTACAACGTCAACGTAGTGGTCAGTACTCTCTACATTGATCTTATACGATCCATCGTATGTGGATGGCAACGGGATGGTAACAGTCAAACCAGTGCTTGAAGTTACCGTTCCCGTTGTAATTGAGGAATCCATTAGATCAGTTAGCGTATATGCGTAACTGACCTCTGCAGCTGTTACCGAGATAACAGCCTGAATAGTATTAGAGGGAATCCTCAAAATTTCCATAGTTATTTACCAAACTCCCGTGCAAGTTCTTCTGGTGCGACTAAACGAATATGGTCTCGTTTTAGCCACTGTTTTGAAACTGCTTCAGATACGATATTGTATCCTTTTTCAACCTTACCCACCCCAGGCCAAACAACATTTCTTGTTGAATGTATTGCAACATCCGCTGTCTTACTTTGCGTAGTTATTTTTTCTTTGTGATGAGCTTCAGCTGGTTTGTCAGTAATTCCGATTGCCCCTGTTTTTATTTGGCCAATAGAACTGTCTGCTTTTTTTGCTGGTTTTTTTGTTGTGCTTTTCATAGTAATGATATCGCTATTAGGCTCTGTACCCATGTTTCCTCCTGAGCTATATGCTAACCTTTGTAGTTCTAATTATAACAGATAATAATAAAGGGGCAAAGGCATAAAAGCCCTTGCCCCTCTATTGGGTATTAATTATAGATTAGGAATCAGCTGCTGCATCAGCAAATGCAATAGCGTCTTCTTCTTCCCACTGAATACCGAAACGAACGAATACGGTGTATTCAATCGTGTCCTTTTTAGCAACATACTCGCGGTTAACGGTAATGTCGCGCTGGAAACCCCATACACGGTTAGATGGGAATGTCAAGTCGACAAAACCATCTGGGTAGTAAGGAACTTCCTGGACGTCGATACCAAGAACACGGGTAGTGCGAGCAGTCCCAAGGGTCTGTCCAACACCATCCAAGTAGTTCTGACGGTTAGCCTGAGTACTTCCTGGAACCTGTCCAGCAAATGCTTCAGCAACAGCGTCAGCGAGCGTACCGTTGTTCTTGACGATGCCCTGGAAGGCATCGGTACCAGCGTAGAACTTGAGGTTGTTCTTCAATGCACGGTACTTACGGGGCATAGCAGTGAGAATACCCTGCATAACACCAGTAGTCCAAGCATCGTCAGCAACCGTAGCAACGAACTCATGTGCGTCACCGTTGGTCTTTGTCTTGTTAACAAAACCGTCCATGATGGAAAGGAAGTTTCCGGTTGCACCGTCACCATTAATGGCGAGGTCTTCGATGTCATTCGCAAAAGCGTTTGTCATCAAACGAACCAGGTGGTCTTCCAGACCAGCACCTTCGACGTTGTCTTCAAGGCCTTCAGCACTGACCTCCCAGTCAAGACGGATCTTCTTTGTAGTAAGTTCCACCTTGGAGAAGGTTGCACCAGTGTTAGTGTAGTCACCAACACCCTGAGAAGCCGCACGAATAACGCGCTCACCTACGTTAACTTTTTCAAGTTCCATAGTGTTGGCACGCATAGTTACGCGACGACCATCTTTGGCGAGAACAGTTCCATCCCAAACATAGTCAATAAAACGACGTGCTTGCTCTGGACGGAGAATACCGCTTGCTGCATCACCCGAAGGATTCACGG